CGCCCGGCGCCACTGTGAAGTGCGTGGCGAGCCGCTGATTTCCTTGGTCATGCAGGGTGTCAGCGAGGTCGACCGCTACCGCGACAGCACACAGCGTAAGGCGTCCGTCGGGTCGCTATTTTCGGTGTTTTTCTACCAGCACCAAGACGCGAAAGGCATCAGCACTAAGCCGATCAGCGCCGGCGCCCAGCGTCGGGTAGCGGGTAGCGGCCAGATGGCTGACGGGACCGACTACAAGTTTGACATCGCCAGCCAGAACCCGGGCATCGTCTACGAGCAGCTGCCCCCCGGCGTAGAGCCGAAGGGGTTCGGGGCTGACGCTACCGACGAGAAGTTCCGTGACTTCGAGGCCGCTATGCTGGAGGGCATCAGCTGGGCGCTGGAGATCCCGCCGTCGATCGTGCGCATGGTGTTCGGGTCCAGCTACTCGGCCAGCCGTGGCGAGGTGAAAGAGTTCAATCTCGTGATGAACATGAAGCGGATGGACTTTGCCGACCAGTTCACCCGCCCGATCTACCGTTCGTGGCTGGTGGCCAAGGTGCTGCTTGGGCAGATCCAAGCGCGCGGGCTGCTCGACGCATGGCGCGATCCGAAAGGTTATGAGCAGTTTTCTGCCTGGACACACTCGAACTGGTGGGGGATCGTCAAAGAGGCGGTCGACTTACCGAAAGAGGTGAAAGGGCAGGAGGGCATGATCGCCAACGGGTGGAGCACCAACGCGAACGCCGCGCGGCAGATGACCGGCAGCCGCTTCGAGAGTAATATTCGTAAAGTGGCACGTGAGAACGCCAAGATCGCCGAAAGTCTACGCCCAGAGCTGGAGCTTAGGGCTGAGTTCGGCGACCAGGCCGTCGACACGGTCAAAGCACAAGCAGGGCTACAGCTAGTCGCGGGGAGCGATATTGATGGCTAATACGATCGACAACGTCACCATACCAGCCGGAATACCGGTGAACCTTTACACCGTCCCCGCTGTTCTCGCCGCCGGTATCGTTGCTGGTGACAAGATCAGCGTTCAGAATCTTGGGGCTATTCCGCTCAAGTTGTTTTCCGGCCCAAGCACCCCGACGGCTACGTCGGGTTACCGGCAATGCCAGCCGGGGGACGTGTGGGTCAACCAGGCCGGCGACGCAGGCGCCTGGGTGACCGCCACACAGCAGCTTCAGGTTAACGTCGCTAAGGTGGTCTGACTATGAGTTGGGAACAAGAGAGCCAAGGGCAAGCCGCGCCGCCGGTAGTGCTGCCGTCTCGCAAGAAGAGCGAGGTGTATTGGTCAGGTCTAACCGGACGCACGCTTGCCGCTGATACGAACGTCGACCTTGTCACGTTTTTGAAAGGGTTGCCCGCCCCAGCGTCAGGCACGCTGGCCCCATTCTTCAACACCACCAGCAATAAACTGAACGCGTACAACGACGACGCGTCTCTGGCCTTCAAGATCAACCTGGTTGGAAGTTGGACTGGTGGCAGCTCTAGCCGGTCAATGCAGCTAGATTTTATAGGTACGAACGGAAACCGTCTTGTCGCCAGCCGTGACGCAGCCGTGACCGCAGACGTAATCACACTGGCGACGTTCCTGTCCATTGACAAGAACGGCAACATCGTTACCAATGGTGCGCCGCTTACCATCCGGTCGAACGGCGGGACGTATACCGTTACTGCCATTTTGCTGATCGCCGAGCAGGTAACAAAAGAAACGGCTATAACGCCGGTATAAAGGGGCTTTTATGAAAATTTGGTTACTTGAGCCGAGCGTGATGGCTGCGATGGACGCGGCGCCGATGCCGTCAGCCGATCAGCTTGAGCGGTTCATGGCGGCAGCCCGCACTCAATCTGGCGACGCCAGCAAGGTGATGGAGCGCGCTGGAGACGTCGCCCGCATCAATATCGCCGGTGTGCTGACGGAGTCGCCTGATTGGTTCGCCATGTTGTTCGGCGGCGGGAACACTACTTACGGCGATATCTCTGCGGCCATCCTGTCGGCAGAAACAGACCCGGACGTCAAGTCGGTCGAGTTCATGTACCGCACGCCGGGCGGCGAGGCCATGCCGGTTACTGCGCTGGCGGACCAGATCGCCGCCATGAAAAAGCCGAATACTGCCAGAGTAGTGCTGGCGGCGTCTGCGGGCTACTGGCTGGCAAGCCAATCGAACACGGTAGTGGCCGACAACCGCGCGGCGATGGTGGGGTCTATCGGTGCGGTAGTGTCCGCCCGCAAGCCGAGCGAGTCAGCGTTCGTAGAAGTGACCAGCACCAACGCGCCGAACAAGCGCCCGGACCCGGAGACAGAAGAGGGTAAGGCGGCGATCCGCGTAATGCTTGACCAGATAGAGGACTTGTTCTCTACGGCGGTTGCGGTCGGGCGTGACACCACAGTGGAAAAGGTTAATAATGATTTCGGTCGGGGGGGCATGATGCTCGCACAGCAGGCGCTCGACGCCGGCATGATCGACGCGATCGGCAGCGCCACCCCGAAGGCTACTTCAACCCCCAGTAAAACAGGAGTCAAGACGATGGATCTTGAGAAACTGAAGGCCGAGCACCCGGGGCTGTACGCTTCGGTTTTCGCTGCAGGCAAAGCAGAAGGCGCGGCCCAGGAGCTCGACCGCGTCAAGTACCACCTCACTATGGGGACCAAGTCTGGTGCGGAAGCCCTGGCCATCAAAGCCTGCATCGAAGGCAAAGGCAAAGATGACGGCGAGCTGACCGCGGAGTACCTCACCGCAGGCATGAACCGTGCCAGCCTAGGGGCCCGTGCTCAAGACGAGCAACTGCTCGAAAGCAACCAGCCCGCCGCTGAAGGCGAAGAAGCCAAGAAAAAGGCGCAAGAGTTGGCAGCCGCAAAAGCGGTATTCGGTCAATTTGGCGAGGTGAAATAAGATGGCAAACCCCAACATCACCAACTGGACCTCGAACGGTCTGGTCATCGCGGGCCCGGTGTACGGCGACGTTACCGCCACCGTGACCGGCGCGGCTACTTGGCCGCAAGGCGCCGTACTCGGCAAGGTTACCGCGTCAGGCAAATTTGTCCGTTACTCTGCAGGTGCCAGTGACGGCTCGCAAATCCCGCTGGCAGTAGTTGACGCTCCCGCAGAGTTTACCGCGTCTGGCGACAAGGTTGTTCGCGTGCTGATCTCTGGTCAGGTGCGCCAAGGCAAGCTTGTCGACGCGGCCGGTGCCGCCCTGACTGCTGCGGCTATCGATTCGCTGCGCGATTATACCATCATTGCGCGCCCGGTCATCCAGCTCGCAACCCAAGACAACCAGTAACGGAGCACCTACTATGAATATTTTTGCCACTGGCTGGTTGCTTGCATTCCAGAGCATGCGTCGGCCTACTAAATTTCTGCAGGGGTTTTTCACCAAGAAGCCTGGCGGGACCTATAACGGCGAGAGCGTCGAGATCGATATCCAGCGTTTCGGTGAAGATGTGGCGGTGGCTCTGCGCCAAGGTGTCAGCTACAACCTGAACGACGCGGATGTGGTGACCACCAAGGAGTTCACCCCGCCGGTTTATGGGGAGGCGTTCCCTGCCAACGTCGCGGACCTGGTAAAACGGATCGCTGGCGTCGATCAGTACACCGACGCGTATAACGGCTATGCACAGAAGCTGGTCCGCAAACTGATGACCTATTTCATGCTGGGCATGGATAAGGTTTCCCGCGGTCTCGAGCTGCAAGCGGCGCAAATCCTCCAGACAGGCAAACTGGTACTGGCCGACTCTGCCGGTACGGTGTTCGAGTTGGACTTCAAGCCCAAGGCGACTCACTTCCCCACCGTATCGACGGCGTGGGCCAACACCGCCAGCGACAAGCTTGGCGATCTGCAGGCGCTCGGCGATGTGATCCGCAAAGACGGTCAAGTGAACCCGAATATCCTGATTTTCGGTTCCACCGCGTGGAAACAGTTCCTGGCAGATGATAAGGTCCAGGCCGCCCTGGATAAACGCCGTATTGATATCGGCGAGATCAGCCCACGCATGGTGGCCAGCGGCGCAGTCTTCTGCGGCATGGTTTGGATCGGGGCCTACCAATACCAGCTGTGGACTTATGCCGAGGGGTATAAAGACCCGGTAACCGGTAACTGGAAGACCTACATCGATGCGGACAAGGTCGTCATGACTTCCGACCAAACCCGTCTCGACCTGGTATCGGCCATCGTGCCCCTGCCGCTCGGTCCAGACCCCCGTGTCGCCGCCCTGATGCCGGGCCGACTGGTGGACGACCCGATGGGCCTCGATGTCACTCCGAACCTGTGGTGCACCCCGGACGGCAAGCAGCTGATGGCTGAAATCAACAGCCGCCCCCTGCTGATCCCCGTGCAGATCGACGGCTTCGGCTGCCTCGACACCCAACCGTAAAACAAGTGGGTCGCTTCGGCGGCCCGCCTCTATTTGGAGATAGGCGACATGGCGAAGAATAACGCAGCTGAAGAGGCCCGACTGGCTGAAGAGGCCCGACTGGCTGAAGAGGCCCGACTGGCTGAGCAATCCGGGTACCGCGTGGCGGAAGGTAAATCAGTCACCACTATGGCGGGCATCAAAGGCCCGGGTGAGCTGGTCGAAGAAAAGCACGTATCTGGTGGCGAGAAAACCTTGATTGAGCTCAAGGAAAAGGGCTATCTGGTATGAATTTACGCGCGCTAGCCGAGGCCGACCTGGCCATAACCCTCGAGGACGGGCTGACCGGCTTCGGCTGGCCCGTTACGTTAACCACCCCAGCAGGTGCGCAGGTTAACGTAACGGCGCAATCAAATGACATCAGCCTGATGGTGGACCCGCAAACCGGCGTCCTCGTGTCTGGGCGCCAGGCATCCGCCACCGTGCGGATCTCGTCGCTCTACGCGCAGGGGGCCTCGGTACTCCCGTTCGGAGAGGCGCGCAGGGGCGCTAAGCCGTGGCTTGCTCAGTTTAATGATATAAACGGGCTATCTTATACGTTCAAGGTAGTCAACGGCGAACCGGACAGGGCACTCGGCGTCATTGTCCTTTTGCTGGAGGCTTGGCAGGCATGATCCCGTTTCTTATCGACAAGCAGGACACCTTCGAGATTGTCCGTGACAGGATCGCCGAGATCATAGCCACGGAGTCCGCTGAACAGCAGGTGCGGGCGGCAACCGCCGGCAAAGACCCGTCGCTGTGGCAGTTGGCCGTCTATACCGAGCGGTCAAACCCTTGGGACGATGACGGTGTGAACGACGAGGTGATCGTCAACGTGTGGTTTGAATCGGCGTCCCCTGACGACCGTGCGTCAAACACCGTCGAGCGCCAGACAATGGTCGGCCAGTTCAATATCGACGTCGTGGGGTTCGGCGTGTCACGCGACACCCTGACCGGCCATGACCCCGGCGACGAAGCTGCGGCCCGCGCGGCAGCACGTGGCCTGCGTCTGGTGCGAAACATGCTGATGGCGAGCTACTACACCTATCTGGGCGCGGACCTGCGCGGCACGGTCGGGCAGCGGTGGGTGTCGAACGTCGCGAGCTTTCAGCCGCAGGCCACCAGCAGAGAGCTGACGCAGAGCGTTGGCGCGCGGTTGACACTATCCGTGCGCTATGACGAATTCTCGCCACAATACCCACCTGTTCAGTTAGAATACATGGCGAACCAGATCACGCGAGCCCCTGACGGGCGCCTGCTTGTTCAGGTCGATTTTGACTTCACCCAGTAGGAGGCCGGCCCATGGCTATCAGCACCGCCGTAGACGCAAGCGCAGTAGCGCGTGTCGTCGGCATTAAAACCGAGTTTTTCAACACGAATGTGGGCGGGGTTATCTTCCTGCCGCAACGTGTTGCTGTGGTGGGCCAAGGCGCCACCGCATCAACTTACCCGACCACCAAGTTTCGTGCGACCACTGCGGCGCAGGTAGGTCAGACTGTAGGGTTCGGGTCCCCGCTGCACCTAGCCGCGCTCCAGCTGCTGCCGGCAAACGGTGACGGCGTAGGTTCGATCCCCGTGACGTTTTACCCGCTGGTAGACGATAGCGCTGGCGTCGCGGCGGCCGGTGACATCACCCCTACCGGTACCGCGACCAAAGCTGGAACGTTCCGCATCCTTGTGAACGGCATCCGGTCTGCGCAGTTCACCGTTGCTGTTGGCGACGCACCGGCAGCTGTTATCACCAAGATCCTCGCAGCTATCGGCGGAGTGCTGGAAATGCCGGTAACCGCAGCGAACGGCACGACCAAGGTCAACATGACCGCCAAGTGGAAAGGCGCCAGCGGCAACGACCTGTTTATCGAGGTATCCGGGCCTACCGACACGGGGGTAACGTTTGCCATCACCCAGCCAGCGTCTGGCGCGGCCAACCCTGACGTGCAAGACGCATTGGATAAAGTCGGAAACGTGTGGGAAACCATGGTGCTGAACTGCCTTAACATCGGCGACACTGATGCGCTCGATACCTATCAGACTTTCGGCGATGGACGCTACGGCGCACTGGTGCGCAAGCCGCTGATCGTGTTCACCGGTACTGCCGCGCTTTTCCCTGCGACAGCTACCGCACTGGGCGATGCCCGCAAGACGGACAAGATCAACGTGCAGCTGCCGAACCCCAGCTCGGTTAACCTTCCGTTCGTCTCTGCGGCTGGCCAGCTGGCGCGGATCGTCAAGGTGGCAAACAACAATCCGGCGCGTGACTATGGCCGCCAAGTGGCCAGCTACCTGCTCCCAGGTGACGACGGTTTGCAGTGGGATTACACCCAGCGCGATCAAGCTGTCAAAGGCGGGTGCAGCACAGTCGAAGTACGTGACGGAGAGGTAACCATCTCCGATGTGGTTACCATGTACCATCCGACCGGAGAGGAGCCGCCGGCGTATCGGTTCGTGTGCGATATCGTGAAGTTGCAGAACATCATCTTTAACGTGGACCTGCAATTCAACAATGCCGAGTGGGACGGAGCACCGTTGATCCCCGACGACCAGCCGACCGTCAACCCGGAAGCCAAAAAGCCGAAGAACGCACGAGCGGTACTCGGGGCACTGGCCGATAACCTGGCGCTCAATGCGCTGATCTCTGATCCTGCCTACACCAAGGCTAACACCCAGTCTGAGATCGACAGCCAGAACCCGAAGCGACTGAACACCGTGTTCCCGGTCAAGCTGTCAGGCAACGCCAACATTCACAGTATCGATCTGAACTTCGGGTTCTATTTCGGCACTTCTACCGTCATCGCGTAATAGGGGGCCATCATGGCAGGTGGATCTATCGAGAGTGTGGGCCTCGCAGGCCGCACCTTTTCAGTGGCCGCAGACGCGGACAGCAACCGGAAATTGGGCGGGTACGAGAACGAAGTACAGCCGAACGGCGACGGTACCGCGCGCATGATCAAGACCCGCGTGGCGTGGCAGATTGACGGCCTAACGCTGTCTATCGACGATTTGCGCGGTGATCAGGAGTACCTGCAGGACCTGAAAGACCGGCAAGACTTCTACCCGATCGACATCACCTACGCATCCGGTGCGGTGTACTCTGGCCTCGGCCAAGTCACTGGCGAGGAGCAGACCAGCAGCATGTCGACCACTGCGGCCGTCACGCTGGCAGGTCCGGGTAAGTTGACGCGGCAGTAAGCCACGCAGCAAGAGGCCACCTTAACAGGTGGCCTTTTTCTTTGCCAGCCACCCTGCCAAAACGTCTGACTGCTGCATGTAGAGTAGCATATCGATTTCCGTTTTCGGGCCGGCGGTAATTGACTGCTCGCCTCGCTCCCATTTGGTGTATGTACCGCGATTCACACCCATGGCTTGCGCCATTTCAGATTGATTAAGGCCAAGCGATTGCCTGGCTAGTTTGATTTGCCCTGGGGTCATCACTCACTCTCAGCTAGAACATTAATGCCGTCAGAACTAATGCCTCGCATGTCGCGCCACCCTAGTTCTCGTGCCCACTCGTTCATACAGGCTATCGCCCACTCTGAAGTATAAAAACCGGTATCATGCATCGGCGTATATGACCCGTCGGGACGGAGTTGCTCAATAAAGTATTTTATCATTTTCTTTTTTCTCCATAGTTAACATTGTGGGTGGCATATTAATGCCAATAATGCACCTGCTAGGTTCAATCATCAACTAACGATTTCAAATTATTTTCAGTTCAGTGCATACTACGTGGGTAGGGTTCTGTCGGGGGCGCGGTGTACTAGCCCTGCGCCTCTCCGTGAAAGCGGGCGCCCCCGTCCTAATTACAGGGCTAAGAGAATGAGCGAAAAGCAGGCAGCCATGCCGCTGGAAATGGCGGAACAAGAGTTCGATCGGATGTGCGATGCGTACCGCATTGACGCCGACATGTCGGACGGTGACGAAGAATCCGCTAAAGGCTTTGAAGAAATTAAGACCAAGATCTGCAAGGCGTTTATGCGCGGAGACCTCGTGCTTGATGATAACAGCCGCCCAGTCTATACCACCGGTGAAGGCGCCCGTTTGGCGTTCAAGCGGTTCACCGGCGCCATGTTGCTGACGATGGACAAAGTTAAAGGGAACGATAACACTCGTCGAATGTACGCCTTTTTGTCTGAAATTACAGACGGCGGCATCGTGCCCAGCAAACTGGACAAACGCGACGTGAACGTGCTGTTCGCGCTGGGCTCGCTTTTTTTGGCGGCGTGACGTCAGAGGTAGTAGAGCACGGAGAGCTGGTAAAAAAACGGGGCCTTAACGCCCCGTTGTTCCAGATGCTCCAATGCGCAAGGGACTATGCCGGGATCCCTGACGTCAGAACGCTAACCGTCGACGAGATCGACACTTTCTATCGGGCGCTCGTCCCTGAGCTGCTTAAAGCCACCAAAAGGGGGTAACTGTGGCCAACAAGTTTGAAATCGCCACCATCTTCAAGGCTGTCGATAAGATGACCGCCCCCATTTCCCGTATGCAGTCGAAACTAGCCACGTTCACCCGGTCCGCACAGACCGGGTTCCGTGGCGTGACGAAGTCGGTAGGGTCGTTCACCAATGCTATCGGAGTTGCCTCGGTACTGTCATTGGCGGCCCTGACGTCCGGCATGGCGAGCGCTACGACCGCCGGTATTGACTTCGAGCAGACGATGGTCGGTGCGGCGGCGCGCTTTTCTGGCGGAATAACGAAAGGGTCCGCCGAGTTCGACAAGTTGCAGTCCGCGGCCATGAATGCCGGCGCCACCACCGAGTTTACGGCGCAGGCGGCTGCGGAGGCGCTGTCGAATATGGCGATGGCGGGCATGGACGCAAACACCGCTATCGCATCTCTGCCAGGCGTAATTGATATGGCTACGGCGGCCCAGGTTGACCTTGCATCGGCCACCAGCATGGCAAACGATACGCTCGGGGCATTTAATTTGAACGGCGGGACCGCGGAACAAACAGCAAAAAACCTCGCCCGCGTATCGAACGTCATGGCAAAAGGCTCAAACATGGCGAACCTCTCTATGGAAGAGATGTTTGAAGCCATGAAGAAGGGCGGCCCAGTCGCGACGATGGCAGGCCAGAGCCTCGAGACTGTCGCAGCCATGCTCGGGATGATGGCGAACGCGGGTATCAAAGGGGAGCTGGCAGGTACTGCGGTAGCAAACGCGCTATTGAACATCGCAAACCCCAAGGGTGACGCGGTCAAAGTCATAAAACGCCTCGGGATCTCGATGTATACATCGGCCGGCAAAATGAAGCAGATGCCGGACCTGCTGGACGAGATAGCAAAAAAGACGGCTAAGCTGACCGACATCCAAAAGCAGCGAGTAGTCGAGGCGATATACGGGCGGGAAGGGCTGGCGGGTAACATCGCAGTGTTGACCGGCGGCGGCGACCAGCTCCGCTCCATGACGAACGACCTGATAAACGCAGACAACTATTCTAAAAATCTCGCTGACACATTACGCAATACGACGCGTGGCAGTCTTAACAGCCTAAACTCCGCAATTGAAAGCGTCTCCATCAAGCTGTTCAGCATGACCGGCGGCCCCATCAAAGAGGTCATCGACCGGATGACGGACTGGGTGCGGGCGAACGGCGACGTCGTGGCCAGCGGGATCGGGGAGTGGGTACTTAAGCTGGCAGACAATATCGACGCGCTGGCGATGGCGGCAAAAGGCGTCGGCATTCTGGTCGGCTCGGTCTGGGCGCTTAATGCCGCCCTGACCACCGCGAACGCACTCGCTGCGGTGAACCCGTTCGTGCTGATGGCGATGGCCATAGCCGCCGCGGCAGTGGCCATCTACACCTACTGGGACCCGATATCAGAATATTTCTCAGAGCTGTGGGCGAACACCACCGCTGGGTTCAGTAACATGTGGGACGGCATCAAGTCACTCGGAGCGGATGCCATGTCGTGGCTCGGCCGTGAGTGGGACGGGTTCATAAACCGCTGGATCAACCGAATCAACAGCGTCACCGGGATGTTCGGGTTTGACCCGATCGCCATGCGCGGCCCGACAGCGCAAGAGCGGCCAACCGGGCTTGTGAACGGGGACGTGCCCGCGTTCGAGATGGTCACACCACAGCAGCGCACGGCCCAGTCTCTCAGTGAGACCCGCACCACCAACACGACCGAAGTGGTGATCCGCGACGAGACCACACACTCTACGGTCACCCAGACCGGCGGCAAAACGCCCGGTCTGAAACTCCAGTCAACAGGGGGCTTTTGATGACCTGGGAAAACAGGCTTAGAGAGGCGGCGTATACCAGCCCGAGCGGAACGCGCCTCACGTTTCAATATGAGGACGTCGGACGGACCGTGTCCGTCAAAGGGGCTACGTTCGAGTTTACCGACGCGGACGGGACGTTTGTGCAGGACCTCGGGCGGACCGGCCGCCGGTACCCGCTGCGGATGTTCTTCTCTGGCCCTGACTGCGACCTGCAGGCGAGCGCCTTTGAGGACGCACTCAACGAGCGCGGCCAAGGCACGCTGGACCACCCCGTCTATGGGTCGGTTCTCGTCGTGCCGTTCGGGGACATATCGCGCCGTGACGACCTGGTCAGCGCTGCAAACCAGGCGGTGCTGGAGGTAACCTTCTTCCAGACCAACGGGCTGATCTATCCGTCCCCCGTCGCTGACACCGCTGGCGCAGTTGCCGATCAAGTCGCCGCAGCCGAAGAGGCTCAGGCGCAATGGTTCGGGGCGGCTTTCATCGAATCGACGGCCACGGTACTCGCTGACCTGCGTTCGCGGTATAACGCCGCTCTCAATACGGCAAACGATATTCTGCGCCCAATAGCCGATACGGTTACCGGAACCCAGCGCGCCTTTGACCAGATCCAGTCTTCGATTAACCGCGGGCTCGACGTGTTGATCGGCCAGCCGCTTACCCTGGCGTACCAGACAATTCAACTGGTAAAGACGCCGGCGCGTGTCTCTCAGCAGGTCGGCGCCAGGCTTGACGCATACAGCAACCTGTTTCAGCAGTACGTCGGCCGCCCAGCTGAAAACAGGACAGCTCTTTACAATCGGGACCTGTTCGCCTCAGCAGCGGCCACAGCAACTGCGCAAGCGGCATTCAATACCACATTCACCCGTCGGCCAGAAGCAGTGCTGGCAGCGGAGCAACTGCTGGTCCAACTTGACACGCTGGCGGCCTGGCGCGACGAGCAGTTCGCCGCGCTTGGTGAGGTCGACGACGGGTCGAGCTGGCAAGCGACGCAAGACCTGTTGGCCACTGTCGCGGGTGCGCTGGTGGATCAGTCTTTTGACCTGGCCGCTGAGCGCGTGCTGGTGCTGACTAGCGATCGGTCGATCATTGATGTGTGCTTTGAGGTCTACGGGTCCGTAGATGACAAACTGGACACACTATTGGCGGATAACGACCTGTCTGGCGACGATATCGTCGAGCTGCCACGCGGGCGGAGGATTGTCTACTATGCGTAAGATAGAGGCCAGAGACGAGCAGTCCGCCCGGTTTGCCGCCGACCAGATCCAGGCTGTACGACTGGGCGCCGCGCTTCTTGTTGACGACACCGCGGCTGGCATAGCCGCCTATCTGGCGCATGGCGCTACTGTTGACCCGACGCCATCGGATCGTGAGGTGTATGATGCCAAGTAGCTACCGCGTCCAGCATGGCGATACCTACGAGGTGATCGCCCGCAAGGTCTACGGTGATGACCAGAAAGTCCCACTGCTCCGCCGGGGGAACCCAGGGGCCGACGAGCCGCTGGCGGCTGGATCCACGGTGGTCGTGCCTGATGACCCAGACTATTTTGTTGACGCTGCTGCGAACCGTGCGGCGAGCGAACCAAACGAGGTAGCGCTCACCGTAGGCGGCACCCGCTTTCGCTTCTGGACTTCGGTGGCGATAACACTGTCGCTGGACACTCAGTCCGCCGTCGAGTTTGAGGCACCATTCGAACCTGACGCGTCAACCCAGCGCGCTCTGTTCAAACCTTTCTCCTACTCTCCAGTGTCTATCGATGTCGGTGGCGTCCGGCTGTTCACGGGCACGATGGTGGCGCCAACCCCGAAGACAAGCCCCGACGGGCGCACAGTGTCTGTGGCCTGCTACTCTACCGCTGGTGTCATGGGCGACTGTACCGCCCCCGCGTCCGCGTACCCGCTAGAGTGGTCGGGGGCCACGCTGCAGACGATAGCCGCAGCAGTCGCAGGGTTGTTCGGGCTGTCCGTCGAGTTCACCGCGGACCCCGGCCCCGTGTTCGAGCGAGCGGCGCTATCCCCCGGAACGATGGCGCTGGATTTCCTATCTGACCTAGCCGCACAGCGGAACTTTGTGATCGGCGCCGCACCTGATGGCCGCTTGCGGTTTACCCGTGAGGGCGACGCAAGGCGGGTTGTGGCCAAGCTGGCGGAAGGCCTATCGCCACTGATTTCCGTCACACCGCAATTCAGCCCCCAGGACTATTACAGCCACGTGACCGGGATCGCCCCCGTCGTCATAGGCTTGGCGGGCACGCAGTTCACTGTCAAGAACGCCCGTCTGGCGGACAGCCTACGGCCTTATGTGTTCGAGGCAGGCGACACGGTTGACAACACGATCGAGCAAACAGTGCAGACCAAGGCGGGGCGCATGGCGGCGAACGCGGTATCCTACGAGCTCGAGGTGGCCACGTGGCGCGATCAGAGCGGTAACCTGTGGGCGCCTGGCGCTTACGTGTCTCTATTCGCCCCCGGCGCTATGGTATACTCGGCGTTTACAATGCTGATCCGGTCTGTGCGCCTCAACAAGAGCGACAGTTCGGAGACGTCCACCCTGACTGTGATCTTGCCGGGTACGCTGTCTGGTAAGCTGCCGGAGCAAATGCCGTGGGACGAATAGCGAAAGTTCTGGAGTTTATTCGCGGGGTCGGCGGTCAGAGCGACACAAAGTGCGACCCTGGCGGCGGCGCCATCCGACAGGCGCGCCACTTTCAGGGCGCCGGTGACGACAGCCCACCGTTACCCAGCGACTATGCCGCGCTGGTGGACGTGCCACAGACTGGCGGGTTCGTGGCAGTTGGGTATGTGGACCCGCTGACCGAGCAGACCGCTGCGCCTGGCGAGCGCCGACTATACGCCCGCACAGCTGACGGCGCCCAGGTCGTCGAGCTGTGGTTGAAGGCTGACGGGTCTGCGCGCTTGTCGAACGCCGGAGGTTACCTTGAGCTTGAAGCAGAGGGGGACGTTGTGGGGAATGGTGCCCGCATGACACGCGACGGCGACGTGGTAACATCTGACGGCATCAGCCTGCGCAACCACACGCACACAGGAAACCTAGGCGTGCCGACATCATCACCAAACAAATAGAGAGGGTACTATGGCAATCGGCCTTACCACTGCAGTAAAAAACGCTCGCCTTTCCGCGATCGCAACAGCCGCAGGCGCAAGCCCAAAGATCCGAATTTATTCCGGGACCAGACCGACTACTGGTGGCGCAGAGACAGCGATTCTCGCTGAGCTCACTATGCCAACAACACCGTTCGGTACGCCGGCTAACGGCATCATGAACGCGAACGCCATCCCATCAGCGAATGCAAAGGCTACAGGCACAGCCACATGGTTCAGGCTGCTTGCTGGCACGACCCCGGTCATGGACGGGTCGGTAGGCGAAGACCTGGCGTTAAATGCAACCGCCATTTCGTCAGGGCAACTCATTAATATAACGTCATTCACCGTCACCGAAGGGAATTAATGTCTGTTATCTCGTGCGGTGACGCACTTGCCGCGTGCGGCGAGGCGGCCGCCGCGTGCGGTAACGAGGCCGCCACCCAGGGGCAGATAGCAGCGACCGTCGGGCCAGTGTCAGTCAGTGCGCGGGCAACGGCCGCCACCCAGGGGCAGGTAGCATCGTCCGTCGGGCCAGCGTCAGTCAGCGCACAGGCAACGGCCGCCACCCAGGGGCAGGTAGCATCGTCCGTCGGGCCAGCGTCAGTCAGCGCACAGGCAACGACAGCCACCCAAGGGCAGATAGCCGCGACCGTCGGGCCAGTGTCAGTCAGTGCGCGGGCAACGGCCGCCACCCAGGGGCAGGTAGCATCGTCCGTCGGGCCAGTGTCCGTCAGCGCGCAGGTAACGGCAGCCACAATCGGCGAGATCGGTGCGCCTTATGTGTCGTGCGGGCAGGTCGGCGCGGAATGCGGAGAGGCTGGCATCGAATGCGGTGCTCGCGGAGCTCTACTGTTTGGGGCGTCAGTCAGAGCACAGGTAACGGCCGCCACCCAAGGGCAGGTAGCATCGTCCGTCGGGCCGGTGTCCGTCAGAGCACAGGTAACGGCCGCCACCCAAGGGCAGGTAGCATCGTCCGTCGGGCCGGTGTCCGTCAGCGCGCAGGTAACGGCCGCCACCCAAGGGCAGGTAGCATCGTCCGTCGGGCCGGTGTCCGTCAGCGCACAGGTAACGGCAGCCACCCAAGGGCAGGTAGCATCGTCCGTCGGACCAGCGTCAGTCAGCGCACAGGCAACGACAGCCACCCAAGGGCAGATAGCCGCGACCGTCGGGCCAGTTTCGGTAGCTGGGTACGCGGTAGCAGGAGCAGGGCTGTCCCCCAAGGCATGGGCAGCAGATATGCAGAATATCTGCATTTCGGCGCCAGAGTTACCCCAGCACGCGCAGGCACGGGCATATGCCCGGTATGCAAAACTGGGGATCGTTCGCGGGGTAGACGTCTTAGCTACCGACGAAGCCCCATTAGCAGACGCTTTTTTCTCCGACAACACTGCGGCCACGGCAGGCCGGATCGCGTCAGGTGTGTCAGGCTTTTGGCTCGGGTGTGTAACGCCGGGTCTCCCGTCACACGGTGGCCAATCGGTGCTATCTGTCACGGTGTCAGTGGACAGTGATAAGATATATGCGGCGGTCATCGAGTCAGTTACACAGACCGCGCAGCCAACTGGTTTTCTGTCATTCACCACACGGATGACTGAGGCGTTAAAACTTGCGGTGGTGTGGCACGTCACCGAGGACGTGAACGGCACGCCTACGGTATTTGAGGAGCGGATAACTTGAGCGATGTTCTACTTTTTCAAACGCCTGACGACGGTGACGTCGAAGTCGTGAACGGCGTAGTGTCGCTGACAGACCTACCGGGCAGCGCGGCTTATATCTCGCTGTTCGGCGGCAATCAGGATGGGTCTGCGTGGTGGGCTGACGAAGGCATGGCCAGCCGGACCCAGCAGCTGCTGGACGAGCTGCCGCCCACCAGCGGCAACCTGTTGAGGCTCGCTGACGCGATGTCGACTGACCTGGCGTGGATGACGGCGCCCCCGTACGGCTGGACTGTCGCCACTTCGGCATTCATCCCTGCGCTGAACCGCGTTACACTAGTGGCTGGCATCAACGGTACCGCGTACCAATTCACCCAGGAGTGGAACGCATGAGCGCCCCGCAGACACCAACCACCAAGCAGGTCAGTGATAATATCGTCGCACAGGTCAGCGCCCAGCTCGCGCAGACCATCCCGTTCTTTCCGAAGTCATTCATCCGCGTCATATCCCAGGCGTTGTCAGGGCTCGTCGTCGTGCTCTACAAATACGCCGGGTTTATCTGGCTGCAATTGTTTGTCCGCACGGCCAGCGACGCAGAGACCACTATCAACGGCCGCGTAGTGCGCCCGCTGCGGGAGTGGGGGGCACTCGTCGGCATCGACGAACCGAAGGCCGCCACCCAGGCAGAGCTGATGGTGAGCGTTGCCGTGACAAATCAAACCGGCTTTCTCCGCACTGGGTCACAGCTGATCTTCCCGTCCACCGGCGTGACGTACCTTGTGACGGGTGACGTCGCCCTGACCGCCACGACTGTGACGGCGGTGGTACGCGCATCGGGTGACCAGCAAGGGGGCGACGGTGCTGGGGTGATCGGAAACTTGCCGAATGGGTCGCAGCTGCAGTTTGCCAACCCACTGCCGAACGTCGGCAGAGTGGCTACGGTAACCGGCCAGGTGGCCACTGGGGCAAACGCAGAGGACGTCGAGGTCTATCGCCAGCGGATCCTTGACAGGTTCCAGAAACGACCACAGGGCGGCGCTTACGCCGATTACGAGCAGTGGGGTGAAGAGGCGGCAGGCGTCTTGAATGTGTACCCGTACACCAGCGCATGCCCAGGCCAGGTTGACATCTATGTCGAGTCCGCCACAGAGCCGGACGGTATACCGACTACCGCGCAGATACAGGCCGCGCTCGATCTTATTGAGTTTGACCAGAACGGCCTTGCTTCACGCAGGCCCATAGGGGCTTTGGTAAACGGGTTCCCGATCGCCCGACTCGCCTTTGACGTTAGGGTCCTCGGCCTCTCGGTGCCGGGCGACCTAGCGACAGTGCGAGACCAGATCCAAGCCGCATTGACGGACTACTTTCTTTCCCGTGAGCCGTACATCGTCGGCCTGTCCGTTGGCGTGCGGACTGACAGGGTCACGGCCACAGCGGTGGGTGGTGTAGTTGACCAGGTGGTCGGGGCAGCAGGCGGCGTGTTCACAACTCTCCAAGTGAAACGAAACGGGGTGGACGCCTCGGTATATATCCTCGGTATAGGGGAGAAAGCCAAGCTGGGGGCGCTGACCTATGTTTAAGACCCTGCAGCACCTACTCCCTAACGGCCGGGCGTGGCGAACGACGGCGGCTGAAAAGCCACTGACAAAGCTGCTATCCGGTCTGTCGGAGTGGGGAGGAGACGTCCGAGCAGCGCTTGACGCCGACTACGACGAGCTTTTGCCGTCAACAACAGGTGCGCTAGACGAGTGGGAGGGTCAGTTTGGGCTACCGCCTTCGCTTACCGCTACCGCAGCACGCCGATCACGGCTGGAGGCGGCATGGCGATCGGTCGGGGGCCAGTCGCCACGATACTTGCAGGACACCCTGCGAGCCGCTGGTTTTGATGTCTACGTGCATGGTTGGTGGGTGCCAGGCACTGAGCCTCCGATAGGGGCGCATGCCTGCGCGACAGCGCGCAACCCGTTACTCTACCTGCGCAGAGATAACTTGCCGAACTACCCTGTGGTAGACTGCGGGGAACCATTCGCTGAATGTGGCGAGCCGTTTGCTGAGTGCGGGAACTCTATCACCCCGATAGGGTACCCACTGGTGAATAAAATTGAGTATTCATCACCAGACCCTATCGTCCTTTGTGGCGAGCCGTTTGCTGAGTGCGGTGAGGCCGACGCGGAGTGCGGCAACTTCCTTGAGTACGAAATTCTTTTGCGGCGGTATATTGTGCCGACAGACCCGGCAAAATGGCCGTATTTTTGGTATGTTGGCGGCCAGGTGTTCGGGCAGCAGGCAGTCGTCACTATCTCTCGCCGAGAAGAATTCGAGGCGCTGTGCTTAAAGATCGGGCCGCTCCACCAGTGGATCGGCGTAATGGTTAACTACACTTGAGGATTTAATAATGGCAATTAACCCTAGCGTGGCATTTCCTGGTAAAACTGCAGGGACCAGCGCAGAGTACCCGTTCGGGAAGGCCCGCAACGTCTCAGCGCCGGGGGACGGTACCGGCACGCCACTAGACCAGCTTTGGCTTAACGACTGGTTCGCGTTCCAGCAGGCGCTGTTTAGCGCGACAGGTACAGTCCCGAGCGGCACCCCGGACACTGCCCTGGTGAACCAAACGATCAGCGCGTTGGTGCAGTACCTGGCCGCTGGTAGGGCGATCGACCCGAGGCAGCCACCGTATAACTATAAGTCAACTGATAGTCTTGCCGTTCGGACCGCGGCCGTGCAGCAGGCATTTAACGACGCCAACACGTCCAAGCTGGGTATCGTGCTAAATGGGTACTTTTCCGTGTCGCCTATTTCACTGGTCGGACACACTGAGTATGCAATATTCGGGTCTGGCGCCCTACTGATACAGGGTGGCACCGGGGCCGGCCTCGAGATAAAAAACTGCACAGGACTTAAGTCAAGCGGGAGCCTGATCGTGTCAGGTAACGCCACTTTAACGTGCGGTATCAAGGTGTGGGCGCAGGGCAGCGTTGCCCCGTTCACCTGCTCCCTGCACCGTTTGGCCTTCTCGGTCATGAACGTCGACACAGCTTGGCAGTTCGGGGACATATCCGCGCCAGATAACTTGCTGTCAGAAATTGTCATATCCGACGGACACACCTTCAACGTCAGAAAAGTATTCTCGGTGATAGGGTCGCAAGCGGTAATCGAGTTTAACGGGTACCAGCTGATCGCGGTAGACGGGTCTATCGGGTCATCAACCCCGCAGATTGGCGACATTTCCGGCGGTGTAGTCCACATCAACGGTGGCGAAGTGCAAATGCCCGGCGTCTCCACCGGATACGGGTTCATCTTGTTACCTCTTAACTCTCCTGGGTTTGATAACCGTTATGGGTCGGTTCATATCGTAGGGTCAGCTGTAGAGATCGCCAGCCTGTGGTGCCTGGCGTATAACCCATCGTCAGTGCCGTCAGTAGCTGTGGGGTCTGGGCGCTTCTCGATGGACGCATGTACCGGGTTCGCCAATTTTTCAGGGGAGAACATTCAGTGTGGCCCAGATTTCACCGGATCGGTAGTGATCTCTGCGAGCTGCGATTTTCACAGAACCTCGCCGAAGTCAGTCACGATTGTTGGCTGTGACGGGGCGACCAGGGTTGAAGTGTCGCCAACTGCGTTTGACCAGAATTTCCCGCAAGGATTGGGTGCTATTCGCGGAGGTGTCGCCATATTCTCAGATCGAGAGGTCGTGCGCTCTGCAAACATGAGCGGGCAATCCTTCCCGGCTGGCACCACAGTGGTCAAACCGACCGCACCAGTGGCCACCGGCGACTACGCCAGATTCACCAGTAGCTTTGTGAATGGGGCGTTCACTGTGCCGCTAGGCGGCCTGCGCGGTGTAACGGCCACCTGTGCAATTGACACGCTCGCACCTAGACCTGGTGACGCCATCGTGTTCTATTTGAACGGGGTGTCAAAACTGGTGTTTGAAATAACGAGCAGATACAACTACCACTCGGTCGCCCTTGGCGATCTGGCGGCAGGGAGCGTGGTTACGGTAGGCATAACGACGGCTTCCGGTTTCTCCGTCGGCAGCAGTAGCAATGACTTTATCGCTATCAGTGCCAACTGCGAGTATTAAAAAAAACAAGGGCCCTCACGGGCCCTTTGCTTTTCTGTACCACTCTTGCCACCGCTCTAGCGCCGCTCTGTCTGACAGGCATTGACCCGCGTTCCGCTCTACGGCCTCGCCAAGCATTACCGGGTCAGTGCCCGGGTCGAGCAGTGAGACTCTCGGTACCAACAGGTCCGCCGCTACCGACGGTAAACCCATATGCGGAGCGGTAGAGGTCGAGCAACCCGCTATCAGCAACACAGCGAGCAACGGCAGGGTTTTGGATCCGGTCACGGTACACCACCTTATATTTGATAGTTTCGACTGCCACTCCGCGCAGAATTACGGCCTGTTTCTCGGCCAGCGCCCTGTCTGCTGAGTCTATGCGGGCCTGCATGACAGACTGCGCGCCATATGCCTCGATGTCGCGGGACGCGGCTGCCAGGTCACATGAGGTGCGCTGGGCCGAGGACCCCCACCAGTACGCACCTGCCAGCAGACCGGCAAGCGCGAGCGTCTTGGCCCACCACGGCAGCTGGGTCATGGCTTCACCTGCTGTGCGATCAGCCGAGCGCCCATGCCAGCAGCTGTCAGCACCAAGCGGGCCAGCACATACCACAGCGGATCGAACGGGAACTGCTGGTTCACGATCACCACGCCAGCGAGCACGATGTCGCACAGACCCGCGAACCCCTGCATCTGCATGGATGAGAAGCGCCAGCTGTGGCGCCAGTTGTCGATTAGCTGGATCATTGGCCGCTCTCCATCGGTTTAAAGCACAGTTCGCGCTGTTTGATCCCACGCACCACTAGCCCCGGCAGCACCTTGCCGCCTGCGCGTGTGAAGTCCGTCAAGCGGTCGCACATCTCTGGCCAGCGACCGGCGGACGCGTGTCGCCAGATGGTCGTCGGGACCCGTTTGCCCTGCGCGTTCGTGTACGACATCAGGTTTCGACACCCCAGGTTGAACGCCGCTGACGTCATGGCGCTGAACTGGTTGTCGTTCATCTCGCCGCCCCTGAACTGCGAGTTGATGCAGTGTTCTGCCTCGCGGATGTTCTTCGCCCAGTCTTCGGCGATCTGCTCGTCTGTCTTGCGCACGCCGGGCACGACGCCGTGCGTGTTGCCGAGGCCGTCTGTCCAGACGTTTGCGGGGCACTTGTACGGGTCCCGGCGACACCCTTCCGCGTTGCCGATTAGCTCGAGGCCATCTTTGTTGGTGCGCACGCCGAGGTTCATTGATAACACCAGCGTGATGATCGCCCCGACCGAGCACACCGCTCCGGCAGCTGTTCTCTTTTGCATAAGCCCTGCTCCAGTTGTAATATTGACTTGCACAGTTTAACACCAAACAACCACAACTAAGGAGCGCCATATGGCAGGTGGTAACGGTCGTCAACGTCAATCAGTAGCCCCCAAGCCGCAACCAAAGTCGACATCTGACAAAAAGCCTGGTAGCGCTGGCGGTAACGGTAAGCAGCGCGAAAAGAAATGAGCATAAACGACGTCATGCTGGTGGCCGCAGGTGCGGCGGCGCTGCTTACAGGGTCGCAGTTTGCCCTGTTCACCTGCATGGTGTTCGCGGTTCACTGGGTGGCGGACCCGTATCTATCGGCGTTCGGTTATTACGGCGGCGCGGTGCAGGCCGATGCCCTCGTCGTCTACGCCGCAAGGGTGTCGAGCCCGGTGCCGCGTCGGGTGCGGCTGATCCAGCTGGTGGCCCTGTGGTTCATCCCGGTTCAGGTTGCCGGCGTGATAATCTGGGTGCAATACCTCCCGCCTACGGTTTACAATTGGGCCTGCACGGGGCTTTATGCCGCACTTCTCATATCCATAATGACAAGAGATCCAGAGCGTGAGCGCGACAGAATGGATACAGCTGGCCACATTTATTTTTGTGCTGATAGCTATCGGGCTGCGCGCCATTTACTGGGTATTGGAAACGAAGGTAAAAGAACATGACGCCCGGTTTGATAACCGAGGTAAAGACCGCGTTCGCGATAGCGTTCAGCGCGATCGGGATCGGGATCGCTAATCTGTCCAAGTGGTTGCCGGAGAACATCGGCACGCTGTCCGCAGTGGCGGGTCTGGTGCTTGCGGTGCTGACTGCGGTCAAGGTCATTCTCGAGATCCGCATCTTACGGCGCAAGCTCGAAGAGGCAGAATGACGAATGGCACCGACGGGTGCCATTTTGCTTACTCAACGACGAGCGCCGTAATCCCGTCCTCACGAAGCAGGTGCACTATCGTCGCCAACACGCGGTCTACTACTTCTTTCGGATAGGTGCACTTTCCGTCGGGGGTCATCTCGGTCTGGTTTAACGCGCTGTGCACGCCGACTAGGTACTTAACGCGTTCTCTCTTCTTACTCATATCACTTGCTCGTACCGCGCTGCGGCCGCCTGGACCATCGCCTGCCGGTTCATATCGGCGCCCATGACAGGTGCAGACTGGCTTTCGGCACGAGGTGCTCGCTGCCGTCCTCGTCGACGATGCGCACGTTCGGCCCCTCGTCACCTTGTCGGCGGCCATAGCGGCCGCTGCTGAGGCTAACGTGCGTCCAGCGTTGCAGAGAGCGAGCGTGGAGCGCCTTTGCCAGTTCAGCGCGGGACCCGTCGCCGTTCAGATAGCGGGTGGCCTCGCTGGCCACCTTGCGCAGTTGTTCCAGTTCTGTCATTGCCCACCGTCCTGGTTGGCATTGGTAACGAAGTCGCGCGCCATTTCAAACAGCGGCATCATGTCGCGGTACATCTGCGCACTGTCTTCAGTAGTGCCCGTGGCGTTGTTAATCCGTTCAACAAATACCCCGAACGGGATTCCGACCTGGCAGCCGGCCGATACGACCACTTGTCCCTCGTGCCAGTAGATAACGACCGAGGTGAACTGAACGAATTTACCGTTGCCCACGCTGGCCCCCTCGCCCACGCTGGCCCCCTCGCCCACGCGGGCCCCCTCGCCCACGCGGGCCCCCTCGCCCACCCACATCGGTAGAGTGTCAGGTGGCACGACCGCGCCAACGCTGACTGTGCCTCCCACGTCGCCGGCTTTCACCCCCCAGAAGTCTACGAGCGCTACGATCTTGCGGTCTTCACGGATTTTCCAGTATTTAACGGTCATTTGCACTGCCCTCTTGTTAACTGAATAAGATAGTAGCGGGCCAATTAAAGCCCGTCAATCTTTCTGGTATCTTTTGTGCCGCCAGCCCGCCGCACGGATAGGCCACCAGCTCGCCCAGGTGGGGCGCTCTGACATGATGGCGCACATCTCCTCGACAGACCCCCAGCCAATAGGCACTTCGGAGATGGCCTCGTCGTGCGTGTGCATCACTACCGAGTACCCCCGCGCCTCAAGTCGCACCAGCGTCTCGGCTTGAATGTCGGCGCTGATCGCCTGCACCACGTTTTCGAACAGGCGGCCGCCGTAGGTGTCCATCACCATCCAGCCGATCGGGCCTTTCGTGCTGTTCGAGTTGTAGCCCTCAAAGGTGATCTGCCAAGCGGGCCCTCGATTCAGCTTATCTGCCACGGACGTCAGGCGAGGGCGGTGGTAGTGCAAAAACCGGCCGGACGGGAGGCGACAATAGAGCACGTCGTCGTGCACGCCGTAGGTGATGTCGATAACGTGGAAGCACTGACCCGGGTTCAGTATCGCCGCTACGGCCGCCCCTTCCAGACCGAACAGCTCGGGACGATAGTCCCACTTACCCGGCCCGCACCAGCGGAACTGACCGCCCCACATCTCCTCGATTTCAGGTGATGCGGCACGCCAGGCTAATATCGCCTGCTTGATCTCGTCGTCATTCATGAACGCGTCGGCGCCGAAGTTCTTCCACGCCCCCAGCCATCCGGCGTACCCCGATGCCAGCTCGGCCACCTTGCCGAGTGTCTTGCGCAGTGGGTGGTCATGGCCGGTGGTCTTCTGTTTCCACCACTCGGGCTGGCTGACATCAAACCCCTTGACCGCCATCATCTCCTCGAACGGCACGCCAGATATCTTGCTGGCCGACATCTCGTAAATCTTGCCGTGGGTGTTGAACACGTCGATCCGCCACTGACAGCGTGACACGCAAGCCGCGACCACAGCCTCGATGGCGGAGAAGTCGCAGCACACGAACTCGTGGCCTTCTTTGGCGATGAACAGGCCGCGCAGGCAGCCTGACAGCAGCTTGACCGGGTCGCCCCATATCTGCACCACCGTCTCGAATGGCTTGGTCTGGATGTCGCGCAGGGCCCACTCGACAGCCTCGACTGTCCAGTCGCTGTCTGCCTTCCAGTTGTCGGCGCCGCACTCAGGGCAGAGCGCGCCGTCGCCAAGCGCGCCGTGCGTGCAGCCCTTGCCGACAATGCGGCCGCAGCTCTGGCACGTCTTCGACTTGGGGCCCTTGGCCGTGATGTTCTGCAGCTGCACGCCACCGGCCGACCAGCGCCCGGTCCGGTCCGCCCCGCAGTACATATACTGATCGCGCAGTCGGCCATCACTGTTTATCTGGCGGCGCAGGGTAAACAGTTTTTTGGCGTTGGCGGCGCCGAGTATCTGGCGGATCTCCAGGGCGCGGCGGGCGGGCGGGGTCAGGTCATCACGCTTGAGCAGGTCGGCAACGGCGTCCTTGTCCAGACTGGGCGCGTAGCAGCGTTGGCCGCGCAGCCAGGCGATCAGCTTGGCCACCTCGCTCGCTCCGGTTACGGCGCTATCAGTCAGTACCTGCAGCTCGCGGGTATAGGTCGCCTCAGCCTGTTCAAGGAATCGCAAGCACGCTTCAAGTGCGGGCACGTCGACCTGCACTCCGCGGGCGTTAATCGTCTGGTCGACCAGCCACGTCCGCCGCTCGTAGTCGGTGAGGTCGGGTATGCGGGCGCTGGCGTCGTCTTCGGTCACAAGGTCCTGATCGCAGTACTTGCCAAGCGCGGTATAGTCGTCCCACGCCTCGTGCATCTGCCAGCGGTAGTGCGGGTGTGCCTTGGTCGGCTTGACGGGCCTGCACAGCTTCTGAATGAGCTTCTTACCTTCTTCGTCTTTACGGGCGGACCCGAGCACTTTGGCCGTGGCGTCCAGGCCGCCGGGAAGGCTGAACCGTCTGGCCTTGGCCATGGCGCAGTGGCACTGCTCGAGTGGCAGCACCGGCCATCCGAAGCGACGCACCATGATCATGTTCCAGATCCAGAACTCAAAGGTGATGTTCCACGCCTCGACGTGTCCGCCGTTGGCGATGTAGTTCAACAGGTCGGCGGGGCCGGGTCCGTGCAGCCACCACGGCCGGCGGCCTTTGCCGTCCTTCAAGTCGTAGTAGAGGCACAGCGGCTCGGTGCTGGGGTGCTCTGCGTAGGCGGGCGTCCCGACTACCGGCAGGCCACCTTTGCCCTGACTGCCTACGCCTTTCGGGGTGAGCAGGCCGGATTTCGGGTCGGGCACAAGGTCATACCCGGCCTCGCTGTAGACCTCGAAGTCGATAGACGGCAACACGCGGGAGTGGCGCATACCGGCGGCGATCATCGTGCCAGCTGGGAGGTCGGAGGGGGTGGCTATGACCACGGTGCCTTGATCGCCGCTGATGCCGAAATACGCGGTCTGGTCATGCGGGTAGTAGGCAAGCAGCGAGCCAAAGGGGGCGACACCCATGTCAACGGCCGGCAAATCCACATAGACCGGTTTGCCGCGCTGCTTCATCGCCTCGATCATGTGTGCCGTACCGGGGCTGTGGCCGTCCCATACCGCGACGAGGGCGTCGGCGTCGTTGGCCATCTCGTTGTTGCGGGTCTCGCCCGCAGCAGCGCCTAAACCATCCCAGTCAGCAGGGTACGCGGCGACAGACAGGTCGTTGGCGGTGGCCCACTGCAGCCCCAGCCGATCGACCCCTTCCGCCATGCCGCTGAGCACAGACGTCGGGCGGAAGCCGGACGCCTGCATGGCGTTTGCGACCCGTGCCGGATCCCGGATCGTCCTACTACCCGCGATGATGACCTTCATGGCGTCACCTCACCCATTGAGAAGACGGACGTTATGACCGGCAGGCCCTCCAGCTCAAACGCCGCCTGTATCCACTCCATCACCTGCTGCGTTTGTTCTGCGTTTTTCCATTCGGGCATATTAATGTGCTTGTGCCCCCCCCCCCTCCCGTCACGGACCCAGCTGACCAAATAGCGGAATTGGCGGACGGTAACGTCTGTATCGGTCATCAGCTTGCACTCCCGCCCCAGATGAACGCCAGCGCCCGCCAGGTGGCGCGCAGTTTGCCGCGGATACCGGACCAGCGGATTATGTGGCCGCCGTGGATCCGGTGCGGCAGGGCCGACTTGGTGCCGTAGGTCGGCCAGTCTTTGCGGCGGGACAGCACCAAGTCGCCTTTGAGGTCGAGCATCACATTGCCCGCTTGCTTGTAGAAGTGCATCAGTAACCCCTCAGTGTCAGTTCTTCGAGGACCGCCCGGCCTTCCGGCGTGAGGCGGCACACGTTTACGTCATTCGGGCCCAGCGTCCAGCGGCCCACCAGCTTGGCGGCTTGCAGACTCTCGACTACCTGCGGTCGTGTGTGCTCAGGAAAGCCGGTTTCGTCGCAGGCGCCGATCAGCTTGAGCATCTGGACTTGTCGTTCTGTCAGTTGCATGGGTCAGTACTCTGGCCGTCAGGTACTTTTACCTCGGACAGGTAATCAATGGCATGGCCTAAATGCTCCACCGCGTCTTGGGCCGCCCGGTATGACGCGTAATCGGTGTAACAACCTTCGTCGTCAGTAAAATCTAGACGGTCGAGGCGAGTGACCGCTGCATCACGCAACAGCTTTAATCTAGCGATCAGGTCTTGCATATCTCTTTGCCTTATAGAAAACGGCCGCCACATGGGCGGCCTTGTTGGTTATTGTGGGAGGAAGTTGTGCGCCTGGGCCGGGTAGCCGCCCTGAGGCTGACCGCCGTAGTTCGGCTGGCCTTGGCCCTGAGGCTGACCGCCGTAGTTCGGCTGGCCTTGGCCCTGAGGCTGACCGCCCGGCGCGCCGAACGCTTTAGCCGCCATCCCGCCGCCACCGCCGATCTGCAGGCGCGGGGCCTGAGCGGACGCGATGATCTGGAACCCCTCGAGCGACGCTTTCACGCCCTTGGACTTGTTGTTGTAGGCGAAGCAGGTCACCAGCAGGCGCACTTTCTGGCCGGTGTACATCATCGGGCCATATTGCATCGGCTGCAGCTCTTTGCCGTTCTCGTCGTAGACCTGCGGCTGGAGGTAGGTGGATGCGTTGACCACCGCAAACCCCGGGAACATGCCGCCAAATTCGGATGGGCCTGCGGTGCCAACCGGCATCAGACCGCCGTTCGGCAGCACTCCCTTGAACTCAGACGCCAGCAGGCAGTCGTTAGCCAGCTGGTGGAGCAGGCCGATATCCGGGTTGTTCGGGTGCACGACCACTTTCAGGGAGTATCGCAACTTGCCGTTACCTTCGGAGGTCTCCGGGTTAGTGATCCCGTCCCATACGACGGTGCAATCTTCGATAAACAGAGTCTTAGCGTCAAACAGTGCCATGGTCTTATTTCCTTTTGAATGCGCGGGCTACGCGGCTTTCTTCACGTGGTATCAGTTTCAGGGCTCCAGCTTCGCGCATGGTGATCGCCTTGCTGGCCTCCTGCCACACGAAACGGAGGTCTTTCGGTACGAGTGCGGCGACTTGCGTCGGCGTCTTCACGTCCAACTTGCTCGCGTCGGCGCCGAACTGCTTGGCGAACGCAATTACCTCAGCGGCAGGCTTGTCCCACTTCAATCGGCCCTGGCTCGACTGGACAGCCAGCGGGGTTACAGCGCCTTGGCTGATGGCATGGATCAGCTGAGCTTCGAGCGCCTCGTAGCGTTTACGCGCCGCAGTCAGCCCAGCCCCCAGTACCGCCAGCTCGACAGCCATGTCCTCAGGTGGCATGTCCTCGAGAACGAGCGGTTGCTCTACCAGGTCGATCAGGTTGTAGTCACGGGACCGTGCGGCCTGACAGCGCGTCAGACCTGGGCAGTCGCGGCACCACTCACCTGTCGTGCACACCCCCGCACCGGTCATCGCTTCATGTGCTTTACGGGCCAACTTCTCCCAGTATTTGCGCAGGTCTGCAACGGGGCACTCCCAGACGTCAATCGGGCCTTGCGCCGAGAACGCACGGGGGCGGACAATCCGAAACATGACGGTGTCAAAGTTCTGAATGCCCAGCTCGTGCAGCAGCCCTTCGGCATAGTCGATCAACTGCAAGTTCTCGGCGGCCCGCACCAGGCGGTGGCCGTGCTTGTAGTCCTCGACTATCAGTACCCGCTCGCGCCATAGCGGGAGCGCAATATCAAGCGTCCCCCAGTTGTGCTCGTTGATCCGCGGCATCATGACTCGGTGCTCGATGAGCAGGTCGCTAAACGGCGCGTGGTGCTGCTGGCACAGCCCGACCACGTCATCGACAGCCATCTGGGCGCACTCTGCCATCTCGTCGTCAATGACCACGCCGTTCGGTGCGGTGCTCCCGATAAAATCGACGCACTCCAGCAGCGCGGTCTGTGCGCCAGACTCCCAGCCTGTCAGCGTTTCGGACAACGTCCAGTGCGCTGCTGTGCCTTCTTCGGTGTCGACGCTGCCGAAGTTGGGCACCCCGCGGGATGCCTCAACAGACGCCGAGCACTCGCCCCACAGCGGCGCGCTGGAGGGCGGCAGCGGAGCGTGTTCGGCCATTACGCACCAGCCTTAGCTGACAGAATGCCGTAGACTGACGCGACCGCCGCTGCTGCGTTGGCGCCGAACAGGTCAGCAACCGCGAACCCGGTAGCCGCCCACGCCGCATCGATATCAGCCTGAGTCAGAGTGTTGGCGACTTGACGCTCGCTGACCCACTTCATCAGCTCCCCGCCGTTGGTGGGGGCTGCGGGTTTGGCGGCTGCGGTGTCGGTGGCCTGCGCGCTGAACGCTGCCGCAGCTGCACCGGTCTGAATGCCCAAGCTGTCGGCTTTCTCGTGCCAAGCTGCCTGCGCTTTGGCATGCTCGTTGGCGTACCACGCGTCATAGGCGGCCTGGTCACAGCCGCGGGCTTTCTTCCACTGGCCCAGCACCGCACCGGAGGTATAGAAGGGCTCTTTGGCGTTAGCGCAGAAAGTCGGGTTGAACACGACGCCTTTCTGGTCCTTGCGGCCGTCTGCGGGGGCGTCGTTGGCCGGCTCGTCGTCGGTGCTGGTGTGGTTCGCGTCAGGCAAGTGGTGTGCTACTACTTGCCCTTTCGGGTCGAGTTCTACCCCGCAGCCCGGCGCCTCAGCTTCAACCACCCCGCCGATATACGGCGCCGCGTGAGTGGGGGACAAGCCGGTGGTGCGCTCAGCGCCAGCGTAGTCGAGCAGGGCGCGGCCGATAGCTGCGGCCAGCGGTTTATTCTCGGCGGGAAATTCAATTTTCAACATGTCGTCGTTCTCCGTGGTTAGTTGACGTTTTGGATAGTAGCGGGTAGTCTTAGGCCCAGTCAACAACGAATGGAAAATAATTTTATGAACGTTAGCGGACCGACAAAAGTATGGGCACTCTTCTTAATCTTCGGCATCCCGACAGCACTTTACCTTCTGGCGGGGTGGGGCGGCCCGCTGTATTTGATGGCAGCGATAGGCGCGTGGCGTTTCGTCCGGGTGGCCAGTAATGTCATAGCAAAGGGGCGGATCGAATGATCAAACTCCGCCCTTATCAAGAAGAAGCGAAAGCTGGCATCTTTGCCGCCTGGGCGCGGGCCGTCCGGGCGGTACTGCTGGTCATGCCGACTGGTAGCGGCAAGACCCGAACGTTCGCCAGCATTGTGCACGACCACGTGGGCTGTTCGGCCGCCGTGGTGCACCGCAAAGAGATCGTCGCCCAGATAGCCATGGCGCTCGCCGACCTCGAGGTGAAACACCGGGTGGTGGGGCCGGATAAGCTGGTGGCGCGGATCCGCCGAATGCAGCTCAAGCAGTACGGCAAGTCGTTCGTCGACCAGCACGCCAAATGCGGCGTTATCTCCGTCCAGACCCTGACCAGCAAATCGTCGGGTAAAGACCGCGAGCTACAGGCGTGGCTGCACCAGGTGACGCTGTGCGTCTACGACGAGGGCCACCACTACACAAAAAGCGGGTTCTGGGCGCGTGCCGTCGAGTGCATGACGAACGCCAAATTGCTGTTCGTCACTGCGACCCCGGAGCGCGCGGACGGCAAGGGGCTCGGGGCGCACGCTGACGGGTTCTGCGAAGAGATGATCGTCGCCACCAGCACGAAATGGCTTATCGACCAAGGGTTCCTATCCAAGTTCAAGTACCACGCCCCGCAGACCGACCTGCGCCTCGAGGACATCCCGATTACCGCCGGGGGCGAGCTCAACGCCAAAGCGCTACGGGCGCGAGTTGTTGATTCGAGTCTGGTTGGAGATGTGGTGCGCCAGTACCGGCAGTTTGCCGACGGTTTGCAGACCATCGTGTTCGCAGACTGTATCGACACCGCCCAAGAGCTGGAGGGGGCTTTCATTGCCGCCGGCTACACCGCCAAGGCACTGAACGGCGAAACGGACCCAGGCGAGCGGGACCACGCAATCGACGACTATGCCGCAGGCAAGATCCAGCTGCTTGTCAACGTCGACCTGTTCGACGAGGGGTTCGATGTGCCCGCCACTATGGCGGTGATCTTGGCGCGCCCCACTGAGTCAGTGGCGAAATACCTGCAGCAGGTGGGACGGGCGCTGCGGACTGCGCCGGGGAAAGAGCACGCCATCATTATCGACCCGGTACGCAACTGGGAGCGCCACGGAATGCCCACCTTCCCGCGCGCCTGGACGCTGGACGGGCGGCAGAAAGGGGCTCAGAAAGTCCGGGACACCGTCCCCCAGCGCACTTGCCTTAACCCGGTGTGCTGCCAGCCATACGAGGCGTTTTACAAGGCTTGCCCCTACTGTGGCACCGTGCCGGAGCCTGCCGAACGCAAGAGCCCCGAGCAGGTCGACGGCGAGCTGGGCGAGCTGGACGTCGAGGCTATGAACGCGTTGTTCGAGCGATACCGTCAGGCGAACAAACCGGCAGATGAGTACGCCCGCGAGCAGATCGCCCGCGGTATCCCCGCCGTCGGGCGCGGACCTGACATGCGCCGGCACCAGGCCGCGTTGCACCGGCGCGACGTGCTCAAGGAGCTGGTGGCCTGGTGGTGGGGGTGCCAGCCGGCGGACCGCAGCGAGGGCGAGAAGCAACGGCGGTTCTTCCACAGGTTCGGCGTCGACGTGATGACGGCGTTCACCCTGAGCGCCGACGAGACTGATTCTCTTATTGATAAGATAGGGGCTAAATTCTCTCTTGACGTGTCAGGCAGTTAAGGGCTACAGTTAGCCCAAGTTAACCAAGAGGGGAAACACGAAGTGAAATTAATAAACCAGATTAATGACCAAAGCTGTGTGCACGCCTGTTTGGCGATGGTGACCGGGGTAGACATCAATGAGGTGTGGGAGCGCTACCCTTTCCCGCTCACCCCAAAGCAAGAGCTGACGGTTTTGATTGAAGGGCGGGCGTGGCCCATCGCGCAGAACCCGTTCGATAACCAGTTTCCGTTTTGCGGAGTTTATCTCGTAAGCGTGCCGTCGCTGAACGTACACGGCGTGTTACACCGTGTGGTCGTAACCGCTAGCGAAACCGAGGTACGTTGTTTCGACCCACAGCGGGGCCGTGAGGGACGCCTATTTTACAGCGAAGATAGTTTCAGCGCGGCAAGCCTGACGCCTGTAAAGTCCTATAGCGAAGTGGTTCGCATCTGTATGGACACTCTGGACGACCTGTGCCTCGGAGGACCTGTGAAATGACTAAATTCCAACTGGGCTGCAGCTACATGCAGCAAGATATCAACCAGGTGCGGGCGCTGCGTGACGAGCAGCGGTTGCGCGCCTACTGGACCAAAGTGGCGTTCGCCTGTGCGGCTTACGCGGTATTCGTGGGGGTGGTGTTGTGATCATATTATCCAACGGGCAGCCGCATTATATCGGCAAGCCTTTCGTGCCAGACATCGAGGTGATCGCCCGTGCGCTGGCCCATATCAACCGGTTCACCGGCCACGGCGGCACGTACAGCGTCGCCCAGCACTGCGTCTTGATGTCTGCTCGGGTAGAACGTCATCTGGCGTTCAGTGCCTTGATGCACGACGCACCAGAGGCGTACATCGGCGACGTATCCGCCCCGCTCAAGGCCTATCTGCCGGAGTACCGCAAGCTGGAGGACTTCTACCACGGCACGATCGACCGCCACTACGGGGTAAACACCCGTTGCGATGCGATCAAGGCCGCAGACCTGCGAATGCTCGTCACTGAGGCTCGCATGCTCGGTATGCCGCTCGAGTTCTTCCCCGTGGCCGAGCCATATGAAGAACTGCGGGACATGCTGCCGTGGCCTGCCGAGATAGCGCGCCAGCGGTTCCTCCACCAGTTCGATATGTTGAATGGGCGGTACAAAGCATGAGTCTCGCCTACTACAACGAGATCGACCCGTTTGCGGCGGCGTGGCTGCAGCGGCTTATCAACTCTGGCCATATTGCGCCAGGCATCGTAGACACGCGGAGTATTGAAGATGTCCAACCAGACGATTTGCGAGAATTCACTCAGTGCCACTTCTTCGCCGGAATTGGCGTCTGGAGTCACGCTTTGCGCCTCGCTGGGTGGCCGGACGACCGACCCGTCTGGACCGGGTCATGCCCGTGCCAACCTTTCAGCGCGGCAGGCAAAGGAGATGGATTTGCTGACGAGCGGCACTTATGGCCCGCGTTCCACCATCTCATCAAAGAGCGTCGCCCTGCAGCAGTCTTTGGCGAGCAGGTTGCAAGCAAGGACGGCCTCGCTTGGCTCGACCTTGTACACGCTGACCTGGAAGGAGAGGGCTACGCCGTTGGGGCTGCAGATCTGTGCGCTGCGGGCGTCGGCGCGCCGCACATCAGACAGCGATTGTACTGGGTGGCCGACGCCGACGACGAGGGACTACAAGGGGGAGAGCGGGTCTGGGCGCCAAGAGCGGAAGGGTCATCCGGCGGACACGCTGCCGAACGCAGCGGCCTTGGCGGGTTGGGTCACGCCGACAACACGGGACTGGAAGGACTCGGGGGCGGACATCAAACCGAGGTCAGACGGGTCGGAGCGGTTCGACCAGCTGCCGCGTCAGGCCAACTTGGCGGGGTGGCCGACGCTGGGCGGAGCGGCCCGACTAACGGTTTCTGGCGAGATGCGGACTGGCTCGGATGGCGGGATGGAAAGTGGCGGCCAGTTGAACCCGGCACACGCCCGCTGGCTCATGGGGCTGCCGCCCGTGTGGGACGCCTGCGCGCCTACGGCAACGCCCTCAACGTCTACCAAGCAGAAGCGTTCATAACCGCGTATCTGGAGTCAATATGACCTATCTCGAATGGAAAGCGCGCCACCCGCTGGCTGCGCAGGAGCTGGAGGTCGCGCTGGGCGCGGCCCCCTGGAACAACGACGGCCCGAGTAGCGTTGGCAGGTCCGAGGCGTGGGCGCAGCAGCAGGTGCGCTTCTTGGCGGCGCGTCAGGGGGCGTGGGCCATGCGTAACAACGTCGGGGCGACGGCGGCGGAAGAGGTGTGCCGCTGCCCGCGCTGCCAGTTTGACTACTCGGTCAAGCGCCAGCCGATCCGGTACGGGCTGGCCAACGACAGCGCCAAGCTGAACGCCGTGGTCAAGTCGAGCGACTTGATCCTCTGCATCCCGCGCACCATCACCGCGCAGATGGTCGGCCAGGTGATCGGCCAGTTCGGCGCCGTCGAGGTCAAGAAGCCAGACTGGCGCCCCGGCGAGGACCCGGCGCGTGAGGGGCCGCAATTTGCGTTCGGTGCCCGCGTCCAGTCGCTGGGCGGGTTCTTCACCGTCAGCCGTGGGGAGCTGGTGCTATGACCTCTCACGCTAGCAACACGCCTACCGAGCTGCGTGACCTGTGGGCGACCCCCCAGTTTGTCTTTGACTATTTGAACCGCGAGTTCGGATTCGTCATGGACCTTGCGGCATCAAGCACAAACACAAAATGCCCATTCTATTTTGACGAAAGCGCGAATTCACTTTCCAAGCAATGGCCGGCTGTGCCGGGCTGGCTCAACCCTCCTTACAGCAAGATTGGCCCTTGGGTCGAGAAATCCGCTGTCGCGCACCTGCATGGAACGACCGTCGTTATGCTCGTTCCTGCGGACCCATCGGTCGAGTGGTTCCGCACCGCATGGCTGTCGGCCCACGAGATGAGATTTATTTCAGGGCGTCTGGCGTTCATAAGCGCGGAGACTGGAAAACCGGTGTCCGGAAATAATAAAGGGTCGGTCATCATCATCTGGCGGCCGGGGGCCCGAACGACTGATGGGCCTATCGTGTCATTGATCCAAAGAGAGGCTATGCGCTCATGATCTACCTTACCCCATACGACTACGCGACCAAGCAGCCAACCGAGCACAGTGCCGAGCTGCCGTTTACCACGCTCGAGGACGCTGCCCAGATGATGGGCCGTGCTCCTGACATCAAACAGGGCAAAACCTGGGTGTGGTTCACCGGCCAAGGGGGTGCCGCGGTGTGCTTGTCACCGATATGTTTTAACCCTATACTGCCGAAAACAACTATCAAAAAGGGCAATTAAGATGCGACAAAGATTCACCCCGGATGTGCGCAAGGAACAGATCCTTACCGCAGCCCTGTCCCTCGCGGCAACGCGGGGGTATTTGACCGTCACACGCGACCAGGTAGCCGACGCATCTGGCGTCAGCACGGCGCTGATCCAGTATCACTTCAAGACCATGGCGCAGTTTCGGCGCTCGCTGATGCGCCACGCTATCGCAAAGGGGTGCCTGCGCGTGCTGGCCCAAGGGCTGGCGTGCGGAGACGAGCACGCCTGCAAGGCGCCCGACGAGTTGAAACAGCAGGCTGTGGCCAGCTTGGGCGGTGCGGTATGAGCAAATATGACCGGTTGATTATCGGGCGCGACGCGAACGGCTGTCCGGTGGCGGTGACGGTTGATGTGTATCGTGTTATCGAGGCCTTCGGGGTAGCTAGTGCCCCGTTGCAGCATCTGGTTAAAAAGGCGCTTTGCGCCGGCCTGCGCGGGCATAAGGATAGGATTCAAGACCTGTCCGACATTCTACTGTCGGCACAAAAAGCCCTACAGATGGCAGGCGACGAGAAGGCGTGTACCCCGCAGACGCCAACCACGAAACAGGTCGGGTCGGAATGAGGCGCCTACTGCAGGGCGGCGAGTCAGCCGAGCGGTTCGAGCTCCTGCTGTCGCTGACGAACATCAGGTCCGAGCGAATAGCTGACGCACTGCGCGATCACCTGGTCGCCGGTATGACAGTTCAGGCCGCGGCGCAGATAGCCGGCGAGCCCCAGCCGAACGTCAAACGGGCGCTCGTCGTGCTGGAGCAGGTAGCCGACACCGTCGAGAAGATAAAAGACCTGGACTGGCACCGGTTCAAATCAGCCAACTGATATAAATAGACCACCTTCGGGTGGTTTTTTTTATTTGACTCTTGGTAAGTTGCGGGCTACATTTAGCCCATACCAACCGACAGGAGTGACTGACATGACAGCAGAACAGATCATCAAACGCGACGGCCTGGCCGCGCTGAACATCCGCAAAATGGTTGAGCTGGCCGACGTGAGCATTAACACACTCAAGCGATGGGCACAGCGTAACCCCGAGCAGTTCTCCGAGCTGGTGGCCAAGACAAATGGTCAGCTGGCGGACCTGCACGCGGAGAACGCGGTGGGCGTGCTGCTCGGCCAGCTCGGGACCGGCTACGGCGTTCGCCAAGAAGTAACCGACGGCGTGATGAGGCTGCGGGTGTACCGTGTAGACGCGCCGTCCCTGGTGTTCGTAATCACCTGCTCCTACGACGCGCCAGATCGGTATCTGGTCGCCAAAGCGCAGCAAGCAAAGGAGAACCTGGCCCATGTCTGAACAAATCGTACTGTGCGGCGATTACGCCGACTTGATCAAGCGGTTCCAGTGCGTGGCCGGTGGCGAGCTGGTAGTGACGCGCAATTTCGACGGCAAGAGTCGTTTCGCCCTGCACGGCAACAAAGTAGGGGTGCTGGCGTTCGGCTGGACGCATTTCAAGGACTGTTGTGCAGAGTTCGGTCTAGATTGGCGGACGGTGGTGCATATCGACCGGTCGGATCGTCTGCCGGGTGTCGACGTGGTGGTGTTCCACCATTCAAGCTCGGACCCGCGCATGCGTCAGCTGATCGACAAAGTGAACGCGGCGGGGTGGACGCTATGACTCTTGAACAGATGCAGAAACGGGCGCAAGGGCGCTGGAAAACGGGTGGGACAGGGTGAGCCTGCCAGCAGAAGCAATATTGGCGCTGAGCAAGGCGCCACCACCGCGCAAGAAAACATTCTGGGAGAAATTGAGAGGGGCCTGACGGCCCCTTTTGTTTTACCGCACCAGACGTTGCCAAATCGCCGACACGTACCGGGCCTGGTGGCGCGAGTCGTCTAGGGCGTTGTGCCTGGTCCCCTCGAACGGCATGTCACGTTTAGGGTCGAACCCCGCGGCCTGCCCCATCTCTACCGCGGTTCGCACGTCCCGCTCATTCCAGAACTTCCACGGCGTTTCCATCCCGAGGCGCACATAGGCTGACCGCAGTATCGCCAAGTCGAACGTTGCACCATTTCCCCACGGTTTCGCCCCATACGGGAGCCACGCGGCAAATTCGCCTATAGCTTGCGGTAGTGACACCGCTTGGCCTTGCGCGCCATTAAAGGCCGAGCGGGCGCCATCTGACTGGCCCATCCACCACATAACCGTGCTGGGGTCGATTCTGCCGCCATAACGGACGGACGTGTCGAGCGTCACGTCCCTGTAGAAGACGTCGCCTAGCTGGCCCGTAGCGGGGTCAAACCGCACGGCGGCCACGGCTACGATAGCCGCGTCAAGGCCGATCCCCCATCGTTTCCAAGTCGATCATCACATGGTCCATACTCTCTAGCCCTCAAAATACCAATGAAAGCCAAGCGCCGTCTTGCGCAGCTTGGCCGCTCTCCAGGCTGTGCCGTAAGCAACGCCCATTACCCGTTCCACTTCTTTGCACCCGCGGCAACGATACCGAGTGCCGTCAAGCTCGCTGACGGCGCAAATTACCCTGCGCTTGCGGGGCATGATGCCCAGTTTCTGTGCCCGTTGCACATAGCCGCTCATTGACCCGGGTGGTGTGCCGGTGCGACGGGCGGCCTCTGTAGGCCCAACTCCCTGGGCCAAAAGCTCGTAAATCTCTTTGCCGCGTGGCGTGACCCACGTCCCTTTGTACGGGACGCGGCCTGCTCGTTTCGCTCTCATGACGACTTAGGCCCAAGGCTAAGAACGTCTATGAACAAGAGGTACTCGCCCTCGTCGTCTTGCTCCATTTCGGCGCCGCAATCCTGCCCGAAGCTGTCGCAGTGGCCGCCCAGTGTGTACCGCTGCAGGTCTGCAACGTCGGATAAGGCCACCAGGTCGACCGGCTCGGAAAGCGCTGCGTCAATGCGGTCGACAATCGTGAGCGGGCATTCAACATCGCCGTTGAGGACTTGCCGTGCCTCGCGCAGAAGCGCTATCAGTTCTTCGTGTTTCATCACTTACCCCCAAATGCCGCCAGTGCGGCTGTTTTCACTCGTGCACCTTCCAGGCCGCGGACAGGGTCGGACCCGTCTATACGCAGCCGCTCTTTCCATGCCACCGGTGCGTTCGTCAATGCGGCCCGCAACGACCGATAGAACGTGTTTCTCCCCGGCAGCTTGCCGTTGACGTCGGCAGAATACCGTTGGTACGCCGCCCACACGTCGGTGGCCGCCGTGCGGTAGTCAGGGCCAAACTCCAGATACTCGCTGATGAACTCCTGCATCGGCTCGTTCGCGTCGCGCAGGTCGTCCCGGCTGGCTCGGCTTGACTCCGGCTCTGAGAACCGGCCATCGTTCTGGATCAGCCGGCCCGCGCCGTAGAGGGCCCAATGGGCGATCTGCCGGTACTCGCGTGCCAGGCGGGTCCCCAGGTGACGGTCCTCCCGCCCTTCAAACGACCGGTCGAACCGCAGCACGTGGAACCGATTGGTCGTCGCGCCGTAGTCGTCGGTCATCGTCGGGATGCCGTTACAGGCGATGATGAATTTGCAGTTCAGCTTTCCCGTCCAAGGCGTCTGGGTGTGCAGGAGCTGGATCGACACGTCTTCGTTACTGGTCAGCTTGTTCATGAAGCCGATCGCCTTCTTGAGACCCTGGCGAGGGGGCGACTTGGCCTCGCTGTCGATCATCACGTCGTAGTGGCGAAACGCGCTTTGTGTCTTGCCGTCGTCCATGTTGCTGAACTCTGCGGTCCCGCAAACGCCGTCGCCCAAGATGCCGCGGATCACGTCCAGGATAACGCCCTTACCACCACGGCTCGACCCGTCCAGCGCGATGATCTTCTGGGCGTTCAGGTCGGTGCGGAGCATGGCCCAGCCGATCACCTCCTGCAGCAGTTCGACACGGCCCTGATAGTCTTCGAACCCACCCCACAGCGTCTCGAGGAACTTGAACCACTCTACCGGTGCGCCGGCGGTCTCTGGCCCGAAGTCATGGGGCAGTGATCCCCGGTTTCCGTTGAGGGGGGCGTGCGCGGTAAACGTGCCGTTCGCCACGTCAAGGGCGCCATTGCGCCAATAGACCTTCGTGTCGCGCAGGCACTCTGGGACGTTCTGGCGCCGCAGGTAGTCTCTGAGGGATTTTATAGTGCCGTCGGCGTCGCTGACCTTACCCCTGCCGCTATCGCCGAGGCTGCAGATGACCACATACCGCATGTCAAGGTCGTTCACTATCTGCCACTCACGCCCGGACCACCAGCGGAAAACACCGTCATCAACTGCCAGGCGCGAGCCAAATACCTCCCTGACCATCAAGTCGGCGTTGCAATAGTGATCGCCGGATGCACGGGAAAGCGACCTCGGGGCCAGCTCGGCAAAGTCACAGACTGGGGGCACCACTGCGGGGGCCGAGGGTAACGCAGCCGGGCGTGCCTTCTGCTGCATCTTGTCCAGCAGCTCTCTGAGCCCCTTGTCGAGGATCCCCGCCTCCTTAAGCTCACGGCGCAGCGTAGCCACCAGCACAACGCGCTGCATGTCGTTGCAGGTGAGGGCGGCGATTTCAGCAACCAGGCCCGCAGTCGCCGTATTGTCGCACCCACGCTCGGTGACCTTGGCCATCATGGCCTGATAAACATCGGGCGCGGCCACGGTCCCGCCGAACGCCGCCCCAACGTCGATGTGGCGCGGTGGCAGCCAGCCTCCGCTGATCGCAGCCCAGTAAAGCGACGCAATGGTAACGCCGCCCTCGGCCTTGAAGCTGTTCCACTGAAACTCGCAGTCTTCTGGGCTGTAGGTCGCCGGCGTGTCCCGCTGGCCTATCTCCCCGCTTGACCATTGGTCAAACAGCGCGTGGCCGGTGTCTGGGTCGTCGTGAAACTGGTGGCGCAATGCCATACCGATCTTGACCCACTCAGACCGCGAGCAGTCCGGGTCGCAGTGCGCCAGCGCCTCCTTGATCGTGTCGACGTCCCGGTCGCCTTCCGGCAGCTGGGCGTCTTGTCTCGGCGCCGCGGCCACCTTCTCCAGCGCCGCGCGCGTCCCTTCGGGCAGCAAGGGCAACGACTCCGGGTGCGCAAACGCAAACACGCCAAACCCAACCGGTGCGTACCCATCGCCGGCGCAGATATACCCCTTGCCTCCGATCCGGGTGTCAAGGCCGGTGATCCCGATGTCGGAGCCCTGGCGCACTTCCCAGCCAGGCACTCTGAACGCGTAGTGCTCCCCGCCATGCTGGGTCCGCTGGATCAGCGCCGCACCCCACGGCAACTCGCAGCCAAGGGCCATCTCGGCCGAGTGTCGGGTGATCCCCTTGTACGTGTCTAGGTCAATGATGACGACGCCATGCGGCACCGGTACGCCGACGAGGCCGGTAGGCCAGTGCACGGCAGAGGGGGGCTGCCCCGCCACCATTCGCCAGTCGACGCCCTTAGGCACCGCCGGCGCTTTGTTTTGCTGGCACGGGAAGACAGGGACGCCTGCCGCGTGCAGCTGTTCAGCTAAGTGCATGGGGTCACCCCTTGAGGATTTCGTCGACGCTGGATGCGTACACCTTCCACAGGTGGCCAACACGGACGCCACGCAGAGTGCCGTTTCGCAAGAGGCGGATAACGGTGGCGCGGGTGGCGACGCCTAAGCGGGCGGCCGCCTCAGATGTTGAAATTAGCATATCAAGCCCTTTTGTTTTATTTGTTCCGTGGCGACTGTAGCAGGGCGGCGCGGCGGCGTCAACACAGGTAGTTTCGGGCCAGTCGGCGGCGCCGTGCGGGCCACCACACAACACGCTAGTAGGTAGCTTGTAGCCAGCAGAACACACTAGCAGGTAGCTTGTAGCCGGCAGAACACACTAGCAGGTAGCTTGTAGCCAGACACCGTAAGTACGTACTGCCGTCCGTAGTCGTTTTCGACTACAGGCAAAAGACAACACGGCGGGGCCGTAGCGGAAAAAAGTACACACAAAACCCGTTTTACTACCAAAACACCCGGCAGCAAACCCGCACCACCACTGGCTTTCTTACTCTTTGTAGTCTTGTAGTCTTTTTAAAAACATAAATGATAGATATAAGAAAAGGGGGTATAGAATAGGTAAAATAAGTAAATATAAAATATATAACTAATATAAGGCGAAAAACGCCTACGACTACACGCCCCCGGAGGACACATGATCACCGTCGATATGGCCCAAGCAAAAAAGCTCGAAAAGATACTCGGCCAAGTGCGCGATAGGTCAGTGCCGTTCGCCCAACGGAACGCACTGAACGACACGGCATTCGAGGCCCGCAAGCAATCGGTCGCCGGGGTCCGCTCGGACTTCGTCAACAGGAACACTTGGACCGAGCGGTCTATTCGAGTCGAGAGGGCCCGCACGCATCGGGACAGCGCCGTACTCGGCTCGACCGAGGGCTACATGGCCAAACAGGAGTTCGGCGGCAAGGGCAAAGCCTATGTGCCCACCCCGGCTGCTGCTGGAGAGTCGAACACCGCCCGCGTTCGCCGTCGGCCAGTGCGCCAGACCAACTGGATCAACCGCATCAAGGTCGCCAAGCGCAGGTATCAGGGCCTGAAAGGACGTGGCATGACCCAAGCGCAGGCCAACATCATCGCGCTGTCGGATGCCAAGGCTAGAGGGATCAAGCACGTCATCATGCACAAGGGCCGTGGTCGCCTCGGCCTCTACCAGGTCATGGGCACCAAGCGCAAACCGCGCTCCCGCCTGCTGTACTCGCTACGCCCGGGCGCAGTAACCATCAAGCCCAAGCCCTGGCTGATACCCGTGGCGCTGCAGGTCCAGCAGAAACTCGGGCCCAATTTTTATTTCTCCCGCCTGCGCCAGGAGCTACGCCGCGCTATGCGCTAGCGCCCACCCTCCCCGCTACCACCACACCGCCCACCAGCTCCGACGGCCTTCAGCGGGCCGTAGGTTCTTCCTAGTGCCACGTTTTTCCCGGCACGTTGACTCCGACCCTCGGGCTTCTCGCAAAGTCCCGTGGGACGGTTGGCGTCTCAACCTGTACTGTGCTACCATGCCGTGAGACAACGACAGGGCTACAACATGGCGAAAAACCTACTGACACGCGGCCAGTTTGCTGCGCGCATCCAGGGCTTGGGGCGCGCCAGCGTTTACCGCTACTGCGACGGCGAGCTGGCCCCGGCGCTGGTGGAGGGGATGGTCAACATAGACCACCCGCTGGCCAGGGAGTTCATGGGGCGCCACGGCTACGTTGACCCGAACGCCCCGGCCCCCGACCCGAAGGTCAAGAAGGCCCCCACCCGCAAGCCGCAGCCGGCAGCGCCCGTGAACCAGGTCGAGGACGACGAGGACGTAGAAACGTCGGCGTGGCTGGACATGCCGCTGCGGGAGGTCGTGCAGCGCTTCGGCACCGGGGCCAAGTTCAAGGACTATCTGGCGGCCCATTACAAAATCGTTCAGATCATGGGGATGGAAGAGTCGCAGGCCAGAGCCCGAGGGGAATATATCCACCGGACCCACGCCGAGAAGCTGCTGGCCTATGTCGACGGACTCGGCAAGGCGCTGCTGACTGACGCGACCGCCAACATGGTGAACACCGCGACCAACCTGGTGAAGGCTGGGGCCGAACGCCCAGAAGTCGAGCGGGCGGTCAGGGACGTGATATCCCGCACCATCAAATCAGTAAAATCCCAAGTCGAGAGGGCGATCCGCGATGTTTGACCCCAAAGCGCAGTACGCTGCAGAGGCGCAATGGCTGGCCGAGCGGGTGTCGTCGCTGACGGACACGTTCCAAGAGCTGCGGCCGAGCGGGTGGGCCGAGGCGGTGCGTTACCTGACCCGCGCCACTACGCCGAAACCGGGGCCGTTCAGCTTCGACGACACCCCCTACTGGCGCGAGGTCGTGGACTGCTTTGACCCGAACAGCGACGTGCAATTCGTGGCTGTCAAGAAAGGGGCCCAGGTGGCGGCGACGGTCGGCATCCTCGAGAACGTGATCGGGTTTTACATCGACTACGTGCGCACCAGCCCCGTGCTGTTCTTCACTGCGGACGCTGAGCTGGCGAAGCTGCGGGTAGATACCGCCATCGTGCCGATGATCCAGGCGTCGGGGCTTTCGCACCTGATCCAGAACAACGACGAGATGCGCGCCAACAAGCGCGGCATGACCGACAAGAAAATCGAGTGGGCGGGTGGCGGGTACCTGCTGCCGCTCGGGGCGGTCAATGCCAACAAGCAGCGCTCGCTGTCGGCCCCGATCCTGCTGCGGGATGAAATCTCCGGCTGGCCGCTGACGGTCGGGCGCGACGCGGACCCGCTGCAGCTGACGGAAACGCGGACCAACGCATACGACCTGACGCGCCGAGTGCTCGACTTGTCGACGCCCAACATCGCGGCAACGTGCGCCATCACGAAACGTCACCTGCTGGGGGACCAGCGAGTCTACAAGGTCCCCTGCAAGCACTGCGGCGAGATGCAGACGCTTCGGTTCAGGGGGCGCACTGACGACGGGCTGTTCTACGGCCTGCGCTGGGAGACCGAGGACGGCATGGTCGCGCAGGGCTCTGTCCGCTACGTCTGCCGGTTTTGCAGCGGGGAGATGGTCAACGAGGACAAGGTGCGGATCATGGGCGCTGGTGCATGGCACCCCACGGCGAAACCTTCCCGTCCGAACTTCCGTTCATATCACTTGAGTGCTCTTTACGCCCCGGTGTTCGCCCGGACCTGGGAGTCGATCGCCCATGCGTGGGTCGAGGCGTGGGACGACGAGCACAACATCGCCAAGGACAGCGAGAAACTACAGGTTTTTTACAACAACGATTTGGGCGAGGCATACGAGGTCAAGGCCGACAAGATCAAGCACTACCAGGTCAGCCCGCACCGCCGTTCGGAATACCGAATGGGCGAGCTCCCGAACAACCACGCGGTCACACACACTGGTGGCCCGCTGATGCTGCTGACGATGACGGTCGACGTGCAGAAAGACTGGCTGGCGGTAGCGGTGTTCGCCTGGTCACCGAGCGACGACCGTGCCGGTTACGCGGCGTACCTGATCGACTATCTGCGCCTCGACGGCGACACCGAACGCGACGACGCCCCAGTGTGGGGCCAGCTGGCTGACATCATCGACCACAAGCGGTACGTCGCCCACGACGGCCGAGAGTTCCCGATCGCCGTGACCGCTGTCGATGCAGGCTTCCGCACCGATACCGTTTACACGTTCTGCTCCCAGTGGGACTCTGGGGTTTACCCGCTGCGGGGCCGTGACAAGCCAGTGCGCGGCAGCCGCCTGCGGGAGTTTGACATTCTCGAATCGGCAATTGGCACACGGTACATCGCGATCACGGTGGACCTCTACAAGGACCGCTGGAGCGCAGCGCTGAAACGCCAGTGGAACGGCGTGGACAAGATGCCACGTAACTTCCTGAGCATGCCGGGCGACACACCTGACAAGGCGGTCAACGAGCTGACGGTCGAGTACGTGCGGGAGAAGCGGGATCCGTCGTCTGGCAAACTACTCGGCACCTACTGGCACCGGCCGGGCAACGCCCGTCAGGAGCTGTGGGACCTGCTGACGTACAACACTGCGTGCCTTGAGGTGCTGGCCTACGACGTTTGCTCGAACGAGCTGGGGCTTGATGCGATGATCTGGTCGGAGTTTTGGGCCGCTATCGAAGCGGACGGGCGCTATTGGACAGACCCCGTCGACCAGCGCTAGAATGGCGCATAACTGACTAAGGGGCCGACGGCATGTGCGATTTGGAATGGGAACGGACGAGACTGGCAAAGACCAAGGCGATCATTGACGCCCTGGACGACGCCATTCTGCAGCTCAGCACGTCGGCGATCCTTGAGTATCACCTTGACACCGGGCAGAGCAAACAACGGGTGACCCGTCAAGATGTGCCGCGCCTGGGCGACATGCGCTCCTCTCTGTTCACCCAGTACGACGCGCTTTGCGCCCGTCTGAGCAATGGCGGGGCGCTGCAAGTTATCCCGGGGGCCTTGCCGTGAGAAACAACGCTCTCGCCAAACAGATCATCGCCGAGCGGGCCGAACGGTCCGCGTTGGTCATGCAGGCCGCTGCGCCGTTCGGTGAGCGGTTCGCTGACTGGCGGATGCAGGTGCACGACGGCGAGAAGTTCGATGGCGGACTAGGCCCGGTGCCGGTTGCTTGGACGGACTACTGGGCGCTGCGTGCCCGCTCTGCGTCGTTCTTCAAGACCAACCAGTACGGCCGCGGCATCGTCCGCCGAATGGTGACGAACATCATTAACACCGGGCTGACGCTCGAAGCGGACCCGCTGGAGGCGCTGTTGCCGCAACTGACCGAGCAGCAGGCTGAAGACTGGGGCATTGAGGTCGAGAACAAGTGGGAGGCGTGGGTCACGCTGCCTGACGCTTGCGACTACACGCGCCGGATGACATTCGGCCAGCTCCAGGCATCTGCGTACCGTGAGGCGCTGGTCAGCGGTGACGTTTTGGTGATCGAGCATCACAATTCTGCGACCCAACTTCCTAGCATCGAGCTGGTGGACGGGGCGACCGTCACCACGCCACTCGGCGCTATGGAGGCACAGGCCACGGGCAACCGGATCGAACACGGCGTCGAGGTTACGCCGAGTGGGGAGCACGTAGCCTACTACGTCGCACAGGCCGACCTGACCCACAAGCGGATCCCGGCGCGCGGGCGCAATGGGCGCCGTTTGGCGTGGCTGCTCTACGCTACCGACCGGCGCCACTGTGAAGTGCGTGGCGAGCCGCTGATTTCCTTGGTCATGCAGGGTGTCAGCGAGGTCGACCGCTACCGCGACAGCACACAGCGTAAGG